TCAATGGCCTTTCAAAATCATTGTCAGCAATAGGATAATAATAGCGCCGCCGCCCGAGATCAGGATCTGCTCAAGGCGCTTGATTCGGGCGTGAATGCCACGCGTTTCCTTTTCAATACCTTCGTAACGCACAGCGCAAACGTCAACGTGTGAGTCAATTTTGTGATCAACTTCAGCAAGAGTAACCATCACGGGGCCAAATTGTTTTCGGATTGAGGGGCAAGGGCGTTGCGTTTTGCCGCGCGAGTCTTTGGCCCCTGCGGGCTAGGTGTGGGGCGTGGTCGGGCGTATCGCTCTTCCAGCATTTCAAGCATATCTTTTAGTTTGTCACGCTCTACTGCGGCATCACGCCGCGCTTGCGCGTCTTTATCGCGGGTAGCAATTTCTTCATATGCTTTAACTTTTTCTTTGGCTTTTTTAATGGTATCTGCAATCCACTGCCGGTCCATCATCTTCTCAGTGATGGCTTTGTCGGACAGTTTGGCGTAACCGGGGTCAGCCGCTGCCAGATCAACGCGTGTCTTGTTCCACGCGATCATTTCTTCGGCGGTCATTGTTGGGCGTTCGCCGCGCGCTACTTTACCAACCGCCGACTCAAGCGCCGAACCGTAATTAACAAACGTTTCTGGCGTAGCACCTTTGACGCCCTGATCAACGGGGCGCAGTTTGCCCGTAAACGGATCAAGTTCGTAAAGCATCCCGCCCGCTGCTGGCTGACGTGCCCCTTGTTGTGCAGCAGCAGCGGCTTCAGCAGCGGCCTTATCGCGAGCGTATTCATAACCGCGCGCTTGAGCAGGGCCTTCCGCTCCTGGCATTGGCAACTGCGGCGGTACACCAGCGGGTTGCAGATCTGGCCGAGGCTGCGGTTGTCCTTGACCCGGCATCGTAAAGTTGGGCGTGTATTCGGGCGGCAGTACAGCGTTTTCAGGATTAAAAACCGCCAAGTTAGATGACCCAGGCGCGACCGGACGCATCATATTGACCGGAGGACGGTAGTCCGGTGGCATGGCATTAGCGGCTTGATACGCGGGCGATGACATACGTTTAGCCATCAGCGCGTTGGCAAACGCTCCACCAGTCGCGCCTAAAACTCCACCGGCAGCAGGAAAGCCAACCAAACTTCCAAGACCAAAACCCAACGCGCCGCCGGTGCCGCCTCGCGCAAGCGGAGGAATATACTGCGTCCACGCGCCGGGTTTTACTTCAGCAATGCTTGGAAAGTTTGCGGCTACATTTGCTATATCGGCTGCGGTTCCAGAAGTCTGTTTTCCTTCTGTAATTTTTGCAAACTTAATCGGATCTAAACGTCCAGTTCTAACGTCTGTGGCGCGTTCGTAATCATAAATTTTAGCCAACGAAGTCCTAGCGTTTTGAAACGCGCGGGCTTCAGTACCTGTTAAGTTTGTGGCTGCAATATCTTCAAGTTTATTGGCGAGCGCGTCACTTGCTTTTGCAACCGCGATAGATTCAGGAGAAGGCGCTTCAACACCTTTACGTTGAGCGGTATAAATTTCGTTAGCGCGCTGACGAATATTTTGAACTTCTCGTAAAAGTTCTTCTCCGTTCATACCTGCGCTAACCCGTTTGATAGCGTCATCAATAAAGGTAGCTACCGCATCGGCGCTTGATTTTCCACCAATAAACGCTTGTTTTTGCAGGTTTTGGATGTCTTTTATGTCTGTTTCGTCTGCGACCATCAGACCAAGTTTGCGTACTGTGTCATATGGCTTAACTATATTTGGGTTTGATTTTGCTGACTCAAACCCTTGTTGGTTAAGCGTAGTGTTGGGCGTAAGCCCCATGTCTTTTTTGGCCGCTTCAGTCCATTGCAGTTCGTTACTGCGCGCCATCTTTGCTTCTGGACTGCCGGTCAACGCCGCTACAATCTTGTTTCCTTTGGTAGGATTAGATATTGAAGGCGGGATTGCCACGCCAATACGTTGCGCTGCTTGTGCAGCTTCAATCTGAGGCGCGTTTTGGAAACTTTGCGTGATGCGTTCTTGTTGCAAACGGTTAGCGCGCTCGGGAAAAGGCTGAAATTCTCGGGCCATCTGCGCTTCATTTCTTAGCGCGTTCATGGCGGGCGCAGGGTTAAACGCGCCCATCGACGGTAAAAACGGTGGAAGTTTAAGTTCTTCAGCAGTCTTAGCCGCACCAGCCACTAATTCTTGACCCGTCTGAGTGCGCGGCTGGTATTGAATACCGCGCAACACCCGTCCGGTAACGTCTTGATTTGGCTGGCCCATTTTGCCGGTCAAGATGCCAGCACCCGCCGCGATGGGAACCGCTGCTGCTCCGGTTACGGCAGACAGCGCGGCTTCTGGGCCGCCTACGATGTAATCGAGAATGCCACGACCATCTGGCGCTGGCGTCGGTTGTTCTACCGCTCCCGGGATGTCAGCGGGAGTTGCTTCGCGCGGCGTAAAATTAGGCTGTTGTAACCGCAACCGCGCTTTTGCCATAGCAATCGCGCGCTGTTGATCAAGCGTCATTTCTGCCATAGTTTCCTCTCTTCTGGCGTCATAACACTCCAGACATCCTGCGGAACACCTGCGGGAGCCTTAGACGCGGTGGCCGCAGGTTTACCAGCGGCAGTAGGCGCGGTAGGGCGATTCGCGCGGTATTCGTAAGTCGAATCGTATTTATCGCGCAGGATTTGCTTAGAATTTCTAAGCTGGATAACCGCGTTATCGAGCGCTTTTTGGATGCTTGGTGCGTCTTGAACTCGATCAATTGCAGCAAACGAAGCATCTAGCTTACGACCTTCCTCGTTTGACACCCCGCCCAATGCGCTGCCCGTCTTGGATTGATTTTTAAGATCCTGAATGGCTTGAAAGCCACCTTTAGCTTTAATTTTGTCGTATAGCGCTTTTGCTTCTCTACCTTCAGAAGTTATGCCGCCGATACGTCCAGCTAAAATTCCAGATATCTGAGACAGCCCCGGATGATTCCGAAGTTCTTCCATATCTTTTATGAAATTATCGCTTTGCGCTTCAAAACTTTTTATAGTAGACGTCGCAGCAGGATATTCAGCTTCACGTTTTTGAACATCTTTAGGCGCAAGACCCGTAAACTCAGATGCGGGTGTTTTACCAACGGCTTGTGATGGCGTGACGTATTTTACTTTACCAGTTGCTTCGTCAATTATTTTCACCGGCGTTGGCGCTTCGGGGGCCAATCCTTGCGCCACAACTTTTCCGGTTGGGCTAACTAAAGTTTCGCCGCGCGACACACCCACAAGCGGGCGTTTACTTTGCAAATATTCCGCGTACCTAGGGTCAGTTTGAGTAGCTTCAAATTCACGCTGGCTTTCCAACGGCGCAAGCGGCATTTGCACTGGTTTGCCGTTAACCATATAAGTCTTACCCGCTTCACCAATCGGGCTATTAAGCAATTCTTGCAGTCTGTTTTGCGCGGCGGTAAGGAAAGGCAACGCGCTTGGGTTTGCTGCGGCTTCTTGCGCGGCGAATCCTACTTCTTCACGAGCTTTTTTAATCATTAACATTCGGTTTTGCGCCAAATCTTCAGGCGCGCCGGGAAGGTTGTTAATTCGCTCTGGGGGGCGCGGTGCCGTACCGATTGGAATACCCGCAACTCCAGGCGGCGCGTTGAAAGTCTTAGGCGCAACCCCAGTTGGGCCAGATTCCAACAGCGACACTTCTGGCGGTTTTACCGCGCCAGTGGCTACAGGCGGTTCTGGCGGCACACCATATCGTTCAGCCCATTTTTTCTCACGGCTGGCTTGCTGCCAGAGTTTATACATATCCGCACCGTGTTTTTGTATCGCCGGATCTGGTGCGTTTAACAACGAAATAACTTGCGCTTCTAACTGATCAGGCGCGCCGAGTGACGTTAACTTAGGAACAATTTCTTCAAGATACTGTTGCGCGCGGCGGGTTTTTGCCAGAGTTTCGTTATGAATTTGCTGGTTGATACGCGCGGTTTCTTGACTGGCTTGGGCAGACTTGATCTGCTCAACCGTAGCCATACGCGCTAACTGGTCGGGAAACTCAATACCTGCTGGGGCGCGGAGGAGGTTGGTGTTAAGCGGCATTTTCTTACCTCCTGTTCAACGCGGCGATGAGAGCGTTGTCGCTTTCGTTTCTCAGATATTGACTTGCACCACGCGCAAGAGCATCAGCCGCGCCCAAGTACGAAGACGCGCCAATGTTGCCCCTATTTGCTAACGTTTCTGCTTGATTAGTTCCGTAGGTGTTAGTAGCGCCAGCCAAGTTATTTGTAGCACCTTGACCATAACCCGCCAATGTCTGTAGCGGGGCCAATTTCATGCTGTAATCTTTGTTGTACCTGTCGTAAGCGTTTTGGTATTCCTGCGACGCCAAGCCTTGCGCGAAGCGTTCCGTAGCCTTTAACGTGCCGCCAGACAACAATCCCCCGCGAGCGGCAGCAGCGTTGTTTAAACCCTTAATACCTTCAGACAACCGGAAGGCGTAACCTGGGTCAGTCTGAAATTTGTCAGCCGAAAAAGGCGTAAACTGCATTTCTGGTGAGCGCAGTTTGTTAAGCGCTTCTACACCTGCGGCCCGCCAAGGCTCTTGAAGTGCTTTTTGTTCTTGAAAAATTCTGTAGTTTGAATCAGCTATTGCTTGATTAGCGTTGGACATAGACCGAGCAGCGCCCATAGACCCAAGCGCGCCCGCAAGAGAACTGCCAGCGGTAAGCGCTGTGCTGGCCGAAGGAAGATATGACAGCAAACTGTTAGACGCGGCGGGGGCTGCAAACGTGCCCGCGCCCATGCTTGACCCTAGCAACCCAGGAGTAGTAGTGGACACCGCGCCGGCGCCTTGAACTGCCGATGCCGGAACAGTCGCGCCGGTTGCCGAATTAAAAAACGCGCCAATTTCAGGAGCAAAAACGTAACCTCCAGCTAAAAGTGCCGGAAGAGTCCAACCGCCGGGTATGTTTTCGCGTACCGTGTCATCTACATCAGCAAGCGCTTGGCTGATCGGTTCAAAAATGCCGCCGGTTAATTTTTTAAACCAACCCATTATGTAATCTCCCGCCCGTTAGCCCGGATGTTGATCGCTGATGCCGTCCCCGCGATGGTACTGATAAAGCCGCTAGGCCCAAGCGCAGCGCCGGTGATTTCGGGGAAGGTGTATGTTTCTGCTGGTTGTAGCGTCTTGGTCTTGACGATCAGGTTTTGATTGCCCGCCGCGTCTGCTGCCGTGACCAAGTTGACGCTAATCGTCGCCGCCGATGCGCTGAAGTTGGTCGCGGTGAACTTGTCAATCAGCGCCACCACACCGTTGGCGGTGTACTGCGTGGTCTGATTGGGTTCAGCCAACTTCGCTGGGATCAAGACTTTAACGGTTACAGTCATGGTTGCGCTGCCTTATAAGCCAAGACCAGCGCGTCGTAATTGTCGCCGATCTGAGCCTTGAGAACGTCCCTAATCCTGATAGACTTATTTTGCTCTGCCTTTTCCGTCCTGACCAACGAACGCAGACGGTCGCGATACTGGTAGTCGCTGATTGCCTGAACATCGTCGTCCGACAACGAATGCGGCAGATCCTCGACTTTGACGCCCTTAAACGCTACCCAATCCTGCGGCCAGTCTTCCGATGGCAATGCCAGTAGCATAGCAGAATAGTTATCAATATTTACTTGATATCCGTGGATTTCCATCTCACGGTAGTAAGCGTTCATAACCGCTGAGGCTAGTTTTTCGTCGTTTGTGATCATCTTGATTGATTGGAAAAGGACACGGCCAAAGCAAGGTTGGGAAGCGTTCCGGGGTCTGAATACTTAGTGCCAAACCCGCCAGACCAAGGGTAGACAGAAGTGTACGGAGTTGTTGCATTTCCCGCTGTCACAATACTATCAGCAGTGCTTGACCAATCCATTGATGTTGTCGCCGTCGTTGGCAACGTGGTTGGGTTGGAATACTTAGAACCAAACCCTGACGACCAATTCCAAACCGTGATGAAAGGCGACGTTGCAGACCCCGCGCCCAACAACGTGCCGGTTGATGCAAATTTAAGAGAATCCGTTGTTCCTACCGGCAGCGATGATGGGTCAGCATATTTAGTCCCAAATCCAGCGCCAGTCACGGGATACGTTGTGATAAAAGGCGACACCGAATGACCAATCGCCACATCGTTGCTGATTGGGTTAAATCCTACGTTTACACCGTTGGGGGGTCCAGTTCCCGATGTGGGCGCGCCGGTTGGAAGCGTGGCCGGGTTGCTGTACTTGGTGCCAAACCCGCTGGCCCACGGATACATGGAAATGTACGGACTGCCGGCGTGGGATACAACAACCTGCGTACCGGCAGCATTGATACTGATACCAGCACCCAAACCGGCGACGTTTGCACCGTTGGCGTACTTGGTTCCAAACCCACCCGACCACACCCAGGCTTGCGGTGCGCTGTTGGGCGACGCAATGTTAATGGTTAGAAACGCATCTGTTGCAGGCGTCCAAGTATGCCCCGCTGTACCCGCGCCGGTTGGTGATAGTGCGCTAGTTGGGTTGGCATACTTGGTTCCAAAGCCAGACGATGACCAAGGCCAAACGTGGACGTAAGGGCTGGTCGTGTTGCTGAAACTAAACAGCGAGTTATCTTTGGTAAAAGACAGACGCGATGCTTCGTTTGTTAGCGTGTTAATAGACGCGGTGGTACTGTAAATTGTCCCAAATCCAGTGGAGTCAGACCACGGATAGGCAGACACTCGACGGCCAACAATGCTAGTTGAGTAAGCAATATATTCAGACGGCACAGTCGCCGCGCCGCCATAGGTAAACATACCCAGAAAACCGCTCATGTCACACCCAAGCCGAAAACGTACCAAGTGTTGACCGCAACCTTGATCATGGTGGCGACACCGTTAGACGCGACAGATCGGTTGCCAGTAGACGCTGAATTGGCAAGTTTGAGCGTAACGCCCGATCCAGCTTGGATGACCAGCGCGGTGGCGTTGCTTACCACGCTAATGACCGTACCAATATCAAACGCCACCGCGCTGTTAGGCGGGACCGTAACGTTGCCGGTCAAGTAAAGATGCTTGGCGCTATCGGATAAGACCAGCGTCCCGCTGGTGTTGCTTGACTGCGGCATCGTCCGAAAACCAAAGCCATACAGATTGCCAGCGCTATCCTTGACTGTTGAGCCGCTATCAAGACCAGTAAGGGTCTTGTTGGTCAATGTTTGCGTGCCGGTCAGCGTTACAACTGTGTTGTCAATGCTGATTGTGCCGGTAGAAACAATTGGACCGCCGGTCAGTCCTGTGCCGGTGTTAACCTGAACAACGCCGCTATCAAACGCGGGCTGACCGACCGGCCCGAGTTCCAGCGTATTGACCATGTTGTACAGTTCGCTAACCTGCGAGCCAATCGGGTCGTAATTAAAGTCTTCAATCGCGGTCGTGTTAGAACCGGAGCCAGTCAGCGTAAACAGGTTAAGAAAAAACCGATACCACTCCCTCGACATTAGCCCAGTGCGTTCATCAATAAAACTTACGCGAGGCGCAGGGATCTGGGTGATGTTATTAACCATTAGGCGGTCGTCCCGCTCAAGTGCAATTCAGCCCCCATAATGGCAATCTTGACCGGATCGGTTCCAGACAACTCGTAAACTCGGTCGCGCAGTTTGAGCGTCATGCCCAAACGCCGCCAAAACACCCGCTGTTGGTAGACGCCGATCTTGCCAAGAGTCGCCCAATGTTCGTTAGACCAAGTGTGCCCGCCGTCATCCGACCAGCGCAACATGACCTGCGGGTCAGCCCCTAACGTGTACACATCACCCGCAACGCTGACCAAGTAATCGCCGCCTTCGGTGGTAATAAACAAACCATCATTAGTCAGCAAATATGTCGGTTCGGTTTCACTACCACCGTTTAACCCAACACCGCTTTGGCAGTCCAGTTGCAGACTGTGATGCGCGGTGCGGGTTAGGTTGTTTTGGCCGGTAGGCAGCGCCCGCCAAGAGCGCAACCATTTTTGAGCGCTGCCGTTATCAGCGTAGATGTCTAAATCAAACGCGTACAAGTTGCCATTTTCAAAGTCGCCAACAACGATTTTGCTGTTAAACGCCATTTGACAATTGCTGCGGTGCCGCAAAAACAGACCGTTAGAAAACGCCGCTCGTTCGTGCCACGCTTGTGTGGATACGTCGTACACCCAAGTGGCGTTAGCCGATGGGAACGTCAGGACGTAAAAAGCGTGGCCTTCCTGTTGGTAAGTGTACGCAACAGCGTCGCTGATGTTGCCATACTGAGCAATCGCGTATTCAATCGCATGGGTGCTTACGCGTTGGCCCGTGTAGCCGTTTGAACGGTAAACGATGCCTTGCCCGCGAGCGTCAGCGCCCAGCCAGAACAGACCATTATCTAGTTTGGCTACAGAAAATGTAGCGGCGCAACCAATTTCGTTATACGCACCTTGAATGCGTTGGAACGGCTGATCCGTGTCTGCTACGTTGTACCAGACTTCAACCGAGTTTGTTCCAAACAACCACAGTTCGCTATGGTCAACGATCATGCTAACCAGACCGTCTGGAGAGCCTTCGGCGGTTCCAACGTTGGTCAAATCAAAAACCAACGGGTAAACGTAGGCAACGCCGAGCGTAGTAGGGTCAACCGTAATCGAGTTTACCCAATAAAACTGCTGCGAGTCTGGTTCTAAGTAAACAAAAAATGTGTTGAAGTAGTAGACTTTAGCCGCGCCCGCAAAATCGGGGTCTGTGATCTTTTGAAAGTTACCGGTTAAAGAGTTATAGATGTACCCGTCTGGGTTACACGCTATAAACAACACACCGCCGTTGTCGGCCATGACAACAGGGCCAGTGCCGGAAATGTCGCCTAGTTTGGTGGCGACGTATCCGCTAGTAATCTTGTAAAGTTCCAGACCACTGGCTACATAACCAACACCGTTAAACGTCCACAGGCCTCGGATTGGGCCAGTGCCAACAGTGGCGAGCAGAGTCAAGCCTGGGGCGCGGTTGAGGAACGCTGGCTCTTTGCCGCCCTCTGGCACAATCTCAGGAAACAGATTGACCATTCTGTTGTCGGCAGCATTGATGCTCCGAGCAACATACGCCGACCCCAGAATCGGCGTTTTCATCAATAGTTGCCGGCAAAAACGTTGAAGCGCTGTCGCGTCGCCACCAGCGAATACGGCATTGACATTACATCGTCAGGGTTATTGATGCGCTTGAGGTTACGCTTGCTGGTCATGGCAATGCGCTTGACCTGCTCTGACGGTTCAACGCCAAACTCAGGCGCAATTTCCATCGCCAGATTGTAGGTAAACGCCCGCAGGTATCCTGGCGGGAAAGCAAGAATAGTCGCCAGTGTAGCCGGCGAGGAAAGTTCTTCAACACTGATAAAGTGCCATTCCAAAACCCGCGTGGGCTTCGGGTAGATCGTCATCGTGATGTTGGGGTATTCCATGTTGATCCACATCACCTGTGGATAAGTGGACGTTACGGTTTTGACCGCGATGCCGTCGTACTGCTGTTGATTGATGAACTTGATTCCGTACGACACGTTTGTAGACGGATCGCGGAAATACGTTGAATCATCCAGCAGGATCGGGCGGTTGCCAACAAAGTCACCAGACGGACCAAGCGTCTGCGTGATAAATCCTGGTGTCCAGAGATACGTCTGGTCTTGCGTGTTGAACACTGACAAACGTTCAGTGTTCCATGAATCAATCATCTGATTCATTGCCATCAGTGAATCTTGCATCACTGACGCCGATGACGTTTCACCCTCTGCTAGGACACCCAACAGACGCAGGGCGCGGTTGATCTGATCACCAGCCGAATATGTCGCCATCGTAAACCTCAATAAACGGGAGGAGGCTTGTGGCCTCCTCCCTCAGACTTAGACGCGATAAACGACGTAAGTCGAATCGCCGGTCCGACGGAACATAAAGCGCCCGCTGGAAGTAGCAGAGATAGCAACAAGTGCGTTGCCACCGTCACTAACACCAGTACCAACAGCAAGCGCTGCCGTACCAGAACCAGTGCCCAAGTTTACCAGCGTTAGTTCAAACGTGCTGTTTACCTTGGCGCTAGACACTAGCGCATCCAAAGACGCCCCGGTGGGTAGCGTGTAGGTTTGCGCGGCGGTAGCGCCCGAACCAACCAACAGAACACCAGACGCGACTTGCGCGGCGGTAAGAGTTGCCGTAGCAGCAACGGATTGAGGAGCGGCTTGGTAACCGAGAACAACTTCGTTCAGGTTGCCGTCGCCAAGCTGGTAACCACCAGCACCGTTAGGGAGAGCCATGATTCAAGATCCTTTAAGGAAGATTTGCGTCAGTCAACGTGCTATCAGGACGCGCCACCAAGAAGGAATAAACCTGCGCGGCGGTTGGAGTGATAGACGATGCGGTAAAGTTGCCAAACGTAATTGCCAGCGTGTTAGCGGCAGACACTCGGCAGCCAACAATCCCAAGGCCCGCTTGGGCCGTGGGTTTGTTGCAAGACACATGGTCGCCGGGCTGAAGTCCGTTAACCGTGAATGTCTGTTCTGCCGAAGTGTTTGCGGCTACAGCGGCGGGCGTCAGCGTTACCGAGATAACGCTTAGCTTGACGATGTTGCCGGTGTTGTAACTCATGGTTAACCCCAGAGGCGGCAAGCCATTTGTGGACGGATCGTGCTAAAGCCATACAGAACGTCAATACGACATGGCAGACGGTCGTTATTGATATCGTACTGGCGCACGACACGAAGGCTGATACCGTTGTGGACAGCACGCGAAGCCATGTCAACACCCTGCGGCAGCAGGAGGTCAGCCGTAGCGAACGTGATTGCGTCCTTGTGGTAGACCAAGTTCTGCGGGTACTGAGTCGCAGCCGAACCAAGCATGGTCACAACAGCAGACGCTTGCGGGAAGGAATCAACCGTTGCCAGAGCATTGTCAGCGGTGTAAAGCGCTGGCGAAATGTTCAGGGTGGCGGTGGACGAACCCGTCGCGGCTTGAGTTACAACGAACTGCTGGAGCGAACCAGTCGATTCGCGGGTCTGCGGGTTAACCGCGTACACGCCAGCGACAGTAAACACGTCGCCGACGTTCCAGGTTTTGCTGGAGCCGGTGAACGAGATACCAAGCGTCGATTGGCCTTGGGTCGAAACCGTCGAAGTAACGGTGATCGAGGTGCCCCAGTTACCAGTCGTGTGCTGCTTGATCGACTGAGACATATTGATCTCGTCAAACCCGAGAACACCAGTGCCCATCATGCCGTTCTTGAACTGCTTGCTGATGGTATCCGTTGGGTTGAACAGACCTTTCATGCCTTCGACCAGACCAGCGTTAGCAGCGGGGTTAACCGTTGCATAACGTGGCGACATCACAGCAGCGGCTTCGTTCAGTTTCTGTTGCGCCTGCAACAGAACCAGCGAAGTAGCTGGAGTGGTGCCGGGGGTGCCAACCGATGCGTAGATGTTCTTGTACGCATTGGCAACGTCGGCGTCGATGCTGGAGGCCAACTGCGAGATACGCGGCTTGAGAACGCGCTCTGCGAAGTCATCCAACTGCATGGTCAGTTCGGCGCTGGTGAAGTTGACGCCGATGTGTTTTTGGGTCGAAACAGTCAGGGTCGTGAACTGCTCGTTGTCGTCCTGAACTTGCAGGGCGGCACCGTCAGTTACCAGAGCGCGGTCGGGCAGACGAATACGCAGAGTCGAACCAATCTTGGCACCTTCGACAGCAAAACTGTCGTCGTACTGACGGTTCACGTTACGGGTGATCACAAGGTTGTTCTCAAGGATTTCGAGAGCCTTCCGAGTGATCATATCGATTGTTAGGATCGAATTACTCACGTTTGCATTCCTTTCAAAAAGAAGTTAGAATTAAGATTCCTTAGCCACCTTGAGGGTACAGCATGATTAGCATAACCGTAGACGGAATCGAATACCGATTCTTCGACCACCTTTACGCCGTTTCGCGCTGCGGAAAAGTTCTCAGAAAGTTTCTTCCCTATACTCCGGGCCAACACAATCAAGGGTACTTGATGCTTGGACGTCGTCGTCTTATGCACCGCGCCGTGGCTTTTTGTTGGCTTGAATCGTTTGATTCTAGCAAACATATTCATCACATCAACGGAGACAAAACTGACAACCGAGTTGAAAATCTTGAATGTTTGACGCCTAAAGAACATTTTGCTGACAGACACGCTGGAATATACGGAAATTACGTCCGAACACCCGAAACGCGGGAAAAAATTCGCCAAAGCCGACTTGGGAAGATTACTTCCGAAGAAACCAAGGCTAAACAAAGCGCCGCACTGTCTGGCCGCAAACGTCCCTACTTTCAACGCGCCGCTCACAGCGAAACGTCGAAAGAGGCGCGTAGCCTTACCCATCATCGCAACACTAGGTGCAGCGTGTTTGGGGTTGAGTACCGCTCCTTTGCGGAAGCAGCTAAGGCTACTGGCGTTCATAGATTTACAGTTAGAAAAAGATGTCTTTCTGAGAACTTTCCCGACTTTAGAGTCCTAAATTAGCGGTTCTGGGCTTGCCACTTTTTAGTCTGGCGTTGCCTTTCTGCTTCAATCCATTCCGAGGTAGTCATGGTCTTAGTAGACCGAGGATCGGTCGTATCATAACTAGGATTGCCTGAAGTTCTTGCAGTTACTGGACTAATTGGTGCGGGCGCTGATGTAGAACGTTTGACCGGAACATCTGTGGCTATTTTAGCCTCAATGCGTCCAATCTCCTTTGCCTGCAAAATCGGGCTAAGACGGGAAATACGATCCGCTTCTTTTGGATTGGACCCGAGATAGTAGGCTATATCAGGGCCAGCATCAGAGGCTTGAACCGCTTGCGCCATCACGGTCGTGATCTTAAGCGTTGGGTTGTACGCGACCTGTTCAAAGTCATCGTACTTTGTTCGCGCTTCTTCTTCACGGTCGTGATACTTTTCAAGAATCTCCGCTTGTTGACGCTGCTGTTCGCGCTGCTCGATTAGTTTGATTGCTTTGGCTTCTGCATACGCATCAACCGAATCAAACTGATCTACAGGCGGAACATCAACGGCAACGGGCGGCGGTGCTTGACGCTCACGCTCCCACTTTCGCTGTTCTCTTGCGAGGCGTTTCTGAATTGCCGCATCAAGTTCCTCTTGCGAGAATGTCTTGGGCGCAACTTCCGGCGTATCTACAGGTTCTGGAGTCGCCGTGACATCCAGTTCCGGCGCGGGCGCTACTTCCGCTTCAGACGCTACTACTTCTTCGGACATTTTGAATCCTTGGATTCCCTGGTGTGCCGCGCCAGTACGGTTATCTTACACTACGAGATTCTGAGAAACAAGGTCATGCTTGTTGTGCTATCCAAATAACCCATGCAGCGCCACGTGCCACTTAACGCGGTGGTGTATGAAAGGTTGTTGTAGGTGCTTGTCGGAATTAGATACGAACCGGCGATATCATTGCCCGGTTGGATAGCGCCAAACGGGAATGAACTTGCGCGGCAGAAACAATAGGTTCCGATGCCAAGCGCTGTGGTTGACACAGTAGGTGGTGCGCTATTCCAAACCAATCCGTTGCTGGTCAATACGTTTCCAGCAGTTCCCGGCGCAATAAAACCCATAGAAGTCGCACTAGGCCCGCCTACGCCGGGGGCTACCATCACGCCATTGGGAACGGTCGTACTTGTGCCAGTTCCACCGCTAGTAATAGGAATAGGCGTTCCAGAATAAGCAATCGCCAACGTACCAGTCGTAGTAACCGGACTGCCGGTGACGGTAAATGCTGCGGGCGCGGTAAGCGCAACCGAGGTTACACCACTGCCACCGCTTGCTGTAGCCGACAACGTGCCGCCAACAAAACTTAGGTTGGACCCGATAACTACGTTGTTAAACCCACCGCTGCCATTGCCAGCAAGGATTGATGTTCCGCTAG